CACGCGGGCGTCGATCCTACCGGCAAGAAGCGTGAGTTGCGGTTTATCGTCGAGAGCGGTGAGGCTACGTAATGGCTACACATTGGACGGGTGGTGACAAACTGCGACGCAAGCTGCGCTCTATACCTGCGAAGGTCGCTGCGGCTATGAGCCGCGCACTGGTGCAGAACGCCGAAGAATTGGTCGGTAAGATGAAAAACGCCGCGCCATACGATAGTGGTGATTTGATTGACAGTATTCAGTGGCAATTCACGTCGGCGCGTGACGCCGAAACGGGCGGTAGCATAAAAGGCGCGGAAGGTCTTTCCGTGACTGTCTCGGCGGGTGGCGGTTTGGCGTTCTACGCTTCGTGGGTGGAGTTCGGTACGCCGCCGCACATTAACGGCGGTAAATTCGCCGGTACGCAACACCCTGGTACGGAGAAGCAACCGTTTTTCTGGCCTATCTACCGTTTGAACAGGCGTCGAATTAGAGGGCGTCTTTCGCGCGCTCAGAACAAAACCATTAAGGAGATTGCTGCCAGTGGCTAGCCCGTCCGTATCCCTTGGTGGGAAAATCTTCGCTACGCTCAAAGCCGATGCGGGCGTCACAGCACTCGTATCAACCCGTGTGTATGATCGCGTACCTGCGTCGCCTACGTTCCCTTACGTCACAATTGATATGTCTGATCTGACCGAAAACGACGACGGGTGTGGCAAGCATTGGGAGTGCGCCGTGAATATCCATTCGTGGAGCCGTTCGGGTAATTCACTCGAAAGCCGCAAGATTAACGGAGCGGTGCGTGCCGCGCTGGACACAATCACCGCAGTAACGGATTATGCGATCAACTATACGCAATTCCGCCAAGAGCGAAATATCGGTGCGCCGGATGGTCTTACAGAGCATGGTGTAGTAGTGTATGAGTTTGGATTGGCCGAAATATAGCAGGAGCGAATTAAATGGCTACCACGACTGTTGCCTTCTCGAAGGTTCTTATCAAAAAGGGCGACGGTGCGTCGCCCGAAGCATACACGCACCCGTGTCTGATTAACGGGTCGCGTGCGATCCAGATTACAGCTTCGTACTCCGAAGACGTGATCCCCGATTGCGACAACCCCGACGATCCGGCACAGATTTTGCGCCAAGCTGACAGTATCAGCGTGACCATCAGCGGTTCCGGTAAGTTGCATCAAGACGACGCAAAGACTTATGTTGACCTCGCACTTGGCGGCGTGTCGGCAAATTGGTCAATCGAAGTCGGTACGGCTGGTGCGACTGGTGCCTTCAAAATCCGCGCTCCGTTCGTCGTGACTGACTTCTCGATCAACACGCAGCGTCCGACCACGGCGGAATGTGATGTTTCGCTCGCGTCGTCTGCTCTGACTTCGGCTAGTGTCACGGCGCTCACCTAATGAGCGAGCGTAACGCTGAAATCGTTTATCCTTTCGGGGATGACGAACACACTTTCCGGCTCGGTATTAAAGAGCTGGAAGAGCTGCAAGAGAAATGTGACGCCGGTCCGGGGTTTGTCCTCGGTCGGCTCATGTCTCCTAATTTGGAGTGGCGCATTGAAGACGTGCGCCACACCTTGCGGCTCGGTTTGATCGGTGGCGGTATGCCTGCGACCGACGCAATCAAGCTGGTGAAGCGTTACGTTGATGATCGACCTGCGTGGGCCGAAAATGCAAAGACTGCACTCGCTGTGCTTGCCGTTGCTATTTTCGGCCCTGCGGACGAAACGCCGGGGGAGACAGCGGGGAAGACGGACCAACAGCCGAACCTCTTCCCCGAGGAAAATGGCGATTTGCAAAAATCTACGGAAACGGCGCAGTAATGGGTTTCGCTCCTCCGGTTGTGGGGAGTATGTCATTCTGGCACTACGCGGCGGCAACGTCGGGTTACATCGCTGGTAATTCCCCGTCGAAGGACAAAGCGCCGACTGACGAAGAGTTCTTCGCGGCAATAGGTGAAACTGATGGCAACTGACCGCGACAAACTCGTCCTTCAACTAGAAGTGAACATGCGCGGTGTGCAGCGTAGTATGCAGCGTGCCAGTCTTGTAATGGATCAAGCGGCAAATAAGATCGAAAACCGTTTCAAACGCGCAGACCAACAAGTGGGCGGATCATTCCGTAACATGGCGAAAGCCGGTGTGGCTGCGTTCGCTGCGTTGTCTGTTGGTCGCGGAGCAGGTCGTGCTGTAGGCGACCTCATTAGAATTTCTGATGCTTATCGGGGTTTGCAAAATCAGGTCAATTCTGCGTCAATCGCTGTTGGTCACAGTATTGCGACAATGGATGAAATTAGTGCTGTTGCGGTGAGTTCTCGCGCCAGCTTGCAGGGCACGACAATGCTCTACACGCGCCTCGAACGTTCCGCCGCTAACCTGAATATGACACAGCAAGAAACCCTGCGCATCACGCAGCTTGTTGGTATGTCGTTTGCTGCGTCGGGCGCGACCATCCAAGAGCAACGCAGCTCGATCCTACAGCTTTCCCAGGCTCTCCAGTCCGGTGTATTGCAGGGCGACGAGTTGCGCTCGCTGCGCGAGGGTGCGCCTGAAATCGCGCGTGCTATTGCAACGGAGATGGGCGTCGGCATCGGCGCGCTGAAAGAGCTTGGTTCGCAGGGTTTAATTACGTCCGCTGTTGTCATGCGCGCAATTCTCAACGCGGGTACAACAATCGAAGGTCAGTTTAACTCAACGGCGATGACTGTCGGCCAAGCGATGGAAAACATGCGTACCCGGTTCACGTCGTATGTTGCCGGACTTAATGAAGCATCCAACGCCACCAACACGCTAGTCGGCTTCATTGAATATGTGTCCACTAATTTGGAAGCTCTTGGTGAAGCGGCAATGGTTACTGCCGCCGTCGTGGGTGGAGCGTTGGCGGCAAGTGCTTTGCCAGCAATGTCCGTTGCCGCCATTGGTGCTGCTGCCAGCACAACAATCCTCGTCGGCGCTACTGGTACAGCGGTAGTTGCAAACACCGCGTTGGTTCGCTCAATGGTCGCATTGCGTGGCGCAATGGGTTTCCTTATGACGACGCCTTGGGGCGTGGCGCTCTTGGCGGTTGCTACTGCTGTCGGATATTTGGCTCTGGAAACGCAGTCGGCATCAAGCAGGGCTGACAGGTTGTCTTCGGCGCTAGCAATTCTTGGTCAGGAAACCGATCAATATGGTGAGGCGACGGAGCGTGCTGCTGCCGCACAACGCGCACTGACCGAGGCACACCGTCTCGACAATCTGAAAACAATTCGGAGGGCGTTGGTCGACCAGCGCCAAGAGCTGCGGCGACTTGGAAATGAATACGAGACGCTTCGGGCTAATATTGCGTCTGGTACGAAATCGGGCGGCACGCATCAGGGACAAGAGCAACGCATCGTCATGGACAGCACCGAGCTTGAGGTCGCCCGTGCGCGGTTCCGCGAGGTCGGTGAGGAAATGCGTACAACAGGTGCGTCAGTCACCATGCTCACAGAAGGGTATGAAGAATTCTCTACCGCCGTCACAAGGGCTGCCCGCGCCACACGCGAAGCAACCGACATTACAGCTATTCTAGCGGCGTCAAATGAGGACTTGGACAAAGTTCTCAAAATGGTCGTCGATACTATGGGCGATGTGGGTGATGCGCAGAAGTTGCTCAATGATTTGGAGCGCGCCGAAGCAATTGCCGACACCACCACCGCTATGCAGCTCCAAGTCACGGCGCTGGAACAACTAGAAGCAGGTATGCGGGCTGTGTATAATGCGAACGTCGCGGGGATGGCAGTATCGTTTTTCTCAGACCCTACAAGTGACGGCAGCGAATTTAATCTCTCAGCGTCCGCGCAAGCCGAAGTTGATGCTCTTGAGGTTCAAGCCGAGCGCGCCCGTGGAATTATTGAAATTTTCCAAGGTTTCATCGAAGCACTCAACGGCGGAACGAATGTCGGTGCCGCGACCGACGCACAGCGCGAGCGTGAACGGCAGCTCGGGCGTCAAGCGACGGCTATTCAGGAAGCTATCCAGCTTCAGCGTGAGTTTTCCCGCGAACTGGAAGTCACCAGAGCGCAATTCAAGGGTGGCGAGCTAGAAGCATACACACGTCAGCTTGAAGCTCTCACGCAAGCTCAGGCGGAAGCGTCGGACGAACTTGCCGTACTTGAGGCACAACACCGCGCCGGTACAATCACCGACGCGCTCTATAACGAAGGTATTGCTCAACTGGCCGCTACGACGGCAATTCTACGTGAACAGCGTGAACAGCTTGCCGCAGTTGCCGATGACAACCAGGGCATCAAATTTATTCAAGAGCAAATAGACGCTCAAGAACAACTTGACAGCCTCTACCAATCCCAAATCTCGCACGAGCTTGAGCTGGCGCGTCTGCGTGGGAATGACACACTTATTCAATCGCTTGAGCGTGAAGTTCAAATCCGTGAGCGCATCGCTGAATTGACCGGCGCAGGCGTAAGCAAGGAAGCGGCACTCGGTCAAGCGACGCAAGAGGCCGACCAGACAGCCACCGCGCGCCAATACGGCGAGCAACGTGAGATGTTTTCACAGGCATTCTCAGAGGGTATTCGCGCCGCGATGAACGGCGACCTGTCCGGCTTCCTTGCTAATGAGTTCGGAAATTTTGCTGACCTTGCCTTCCAACAACTAGGCGAGCAACTATTTGACAGTCTGTTCTCGGCTCCGGTGGATATTGCGAAAGCGACGGCAGAAGGTGTAGCCCAAGGGACAGCCGCAGCAACCCCGATAACCGTGGCTGTCACGGCGAGCGGCGCGACGGCTGCGGCAGCAATGGGCACAGCAATTACGGCTGCGGGGACTGTAGCTGCGCAGGCGATGGCACTCGCTATTACGAGTGCCGGTGGTGCATCGGGTGGTAAGTCACTTCTAAAGGCGGGACTTTCCGCGCTCGGCGGCGGAACGTTCCCCGGCAAAGCACTCGGCGGTCCAGTGCGCGCGAACCAGCCCTATGTGGTCGGTGA